GTTTCCCAGTCACGATCGAGGGGGCTAGTAAAACGCAGATGCTTATAGGAAACTATAACCATTACTTAGGGATGATACGTGCGGTAACGGGGTTAAATGAAGCTAGAGATGGTTCAACTCCTGACCCTAATTCATTGGTAGGTGTACAGAAGTTAGCAGCTTTAAATTCTAATACAGCTACAAGACATATACTAGACGCAAGTTTATTTATGTACAGAAGTTTAGCTCAAGCTTTAACATATAGAGTTTCGGATATTTTAGAGTACGCAGACTTTAAAGATGAGTTCGCTAATCAGATAGGTAAATACAATGTCGGTATTCTTAAAGAGATTAATGAGTTGTATATATATGACTTTGGTATATTTATAGAGGTATCTCCTGATGAGGAGGAGCGAGCTCAATTAGAGCAGAACATACAAATGGCTCTATCTAAGGGTGATATAAATCTAGAGGATGCAATTGATATTAGAGAACTTAGAAACCTTAAGGTTGCTAATCAACTTCTTAAAGTTAAACGTATCAAGAAGCAGGAGCGTGATGAAAAGATGGCTATGCAGAAACAAGCCATTACAGCTCAGCAACAAATTAAGTCACAACAACTTGCAGCTCAAACAGCTATGCAGAAGATACAAGCTGAAACTCAAGCCAAGATGCAGATTAAGCAAGCAGAAGTTGCATTTGATATTCAGAAGATGAATAACGAGGCACAGCTTAAGGCTACCCTTATGGATAAAGAGTTTGACTTTAATATGCGTCTTAGAGATATATCTGAGAATGCATTACAGAGCAGAGAGACTCAACGTGAAGACGCAAAGAGTTCTCGTATAAGTCAACAGAATACTGAGCAGAGTAAGTTAATATCTCAAAGAAAAAACAATCTACCTCCTATGACGTTTGAATCTAATGAGGATAGCTTGGATGGTTTTGATTTGTCTGAATTTTCACCTAGATAGATATGGCTACAAAAGGAAGAACAAAAGGAAATAAGATATGCCCTGCAGGAATAGCTTGGGCTAAAAAAACTTTTGATAGATACCCTTCAGCATATGCAAATATGGCTGCAAGTAAGTATTGTAAAGACCCTAACTACGCTAAAAGCTCTAAAAAATAAAACTATGGCATTTAAGATACATATGATGTACAAAGGTAAGCAAGCTATTAAAGCCCTTACAAATAAAGACCATTTGTCTTTAAAGAAAAGAGGTTTCTCACACACAAAACCTAAGCCAAAAACAAAACCAAAGTATTAATGGGTGAGTTAAAAAAGTGGAGAGACGAGAAGTGGGTTCGTATTGGAACAGATGGTTCTATTAAGGGAGCTTGCGGTACAAGTGAGAATAAAAAAAATCCTGATAGATGTCTACCATTAGCTAAAGCTAATAGTATGACTAAAGCTGAAAGAGCAGCTACAGCAAAAAAGAAAAAGAAAAGCGGACGAACAAAACAGTTTGTATCTAATACTAAGGCAGGAAAGGTCACGTCTAGGTACGCTTAAATTGTATTAATTAATTGTTTAACTTTGCATAAAATCAAATCAAATGGAAATTAAAGTAAGAGCAGTAGACGATATAGAAGAGAAATCTGTAGCACAAGTCGAAGAAGAATTATTAGAAAAGCACGAAGAGCAGTTTGACGATTCAACACCTAAAGAAGAAGTTGTTGAGCAAGTAGTAGAGACTACTGAATCCGAAGGCTTAACTGAGGAGCAAGTTCTTTCACATATTAAGAATAGATATAATAAGGAGATTACATCTATGGATGAGCTTTTTGCTGAGAGAGAATCTCAAGAAGAGTTGCCTGAAGATGTTGCTGCTTATTTTAAATATAAAAAAGAAACAGGACGTGGGATAAGTGATTACGTTAAGTTACAACGTAATTTTGATGAAGCGAATCCTGACGCTTTGCTACGTGACTACCTTAAGGCTACGGAGACAGCTCTTGACGATGATGACATACAGTCATTAATGGATGAGTACTCCTACGATGCAGACTTAGATGATGAGTCGGATATTAAGAAAGTCAAAGTAGCAAAGAAAAAAGCTATTGCTAAAGCTAAAAACTATTTTGTTGAGCAACAAGAGAAATACAAGCAACCCCTTGAGTCAAGGCCGGAAGCTGTCTCTGAGAGCGAGAAGGAACAGTACAATGCTTACAAGCAATATTTAAGCGAGGCTGCAACGCAGCAAGAGGAGACTAAACGAAAGTCTGAGTGGTTTACACAAAAGACTAACGAAGTTTTCAACAATGAGTTCAAAGGTTTTGAGTTCAATATTGGAGAAGACAAAGTTACGTATAGTACGGGTAGTGCAGAAGAAACTAAGAAGTCACATTTATCACCTATGAACTTTGTTAACAAGTATCTAGATGATAACGGACTAATGAAAGACGCTGCAGGATACCATAAAGCGTTAGCGGTTGCAATGAACCCTGAGAAGTTTGCTCAGTATTTTTATGAGCAGGGTAAGGCAAATGCCACAGAGGATGTAATGAGGAAGACTAAGAATATCAATATGACAACTCGTAACACTCCTGAGGTATCGTCTAAATCAGGAACACAGTATAAGTCTTTAAGTAATGACTCGGGTCGCGGCTTAAAGATTAGGAGTATTAAAAGAAAATAAATTTTAAAAATTAGAAAAAATGGCAGGTTCAGTACAAGGAACACCGGGCTTTAATTTACAGCCAAGTTCGGAGCAGGTTGCTTTAAGTAGCAACTATATTACAGATTTTAATTTCTTAAATCAGTATCTACCTGATACTTATGAGAAGGAATTTGAGCGTTACGGGAATCGTACCGTAGCATCTTTTTTACGTTTAGTAGGAGCAGAGATGCCTTCTAACTCTGACCTTATCAAATGGGCGGAACAAGGTCGTTTACACACTAAGTATGTTGATGTTACTTGTGCGGCAGGTGCAGCAGCAGGAAGTGCGGTTTGGACTATTAACGATACTTTAGTACCGGGCGGCGGAAGCGTTGCTGTACGTGTAGGTCAAACAGTTATGTTAACTAGAAACACAGGAGGTAAAAACCTTAAAGCTGTAGTGACTAATGTAAATACGGCAACGGGAGCGGTTACTCTTGCTTACTATGGAGCAAACCACACACCTGTTGCTACTGATAAGTATACAATGTTTATCTACGGTTCTGAGTTCAAGAAAGGAACAGGAGGAATGGTAGGTTCTTTAGAAGCTGATGACGTATTCTTTGAGAATAAGCCAATTATCTTAAAAGATAAGTACGCAGTATCAGGTTCTGATATGGCTCAGATTGGATGGGTTGAAGTAACTACTGAGAATGGAGCGAACGGATACCTTTGGTACTTGAAATCAGAGCACGAAACTCGTTTACGTTTTGACGACTACTTAGAGACAGCTATGTTAGAAGCAGTTCCTGCATCAGCAGCTTCAGGTGCAGCAAAAGAGTTTGGTAATACAGGTGGTACGGATGGACAAGGTGGTTCTGAAGGTGTATTCTACTCTGTAAGCCAACGTGGAAATGTATGGTCAGGAGGTAACCCTAATGTATTAGGTGACTTTGACGCAATCATCCAACGTCTTGATAAGCAAGGTGCAATTGAGGAGAACGTAATGTTCGTTGACCGTCAGTTTGGATTCGATATTGATGATATGTTAGCAGCACAAAACTCTTACGGAGCAGGTGGTACTTCATATGGTTTATTTGACAACGACCAAGAGATGGCGTTAAACTTAGGATTCACAGGATTCCGAAGAGGTTATGACTTTTACAAGTCTGATTGGAAATACTTGAATGACCCAACTATGCGTGGTGGTTTACCAACAGGTGTAGGTTCAGGTCGAATTAACGGGATGTTAGTTCCTGCAGGTTCAACTTCAGTATATGACCAAATCTTAGGTAAGAACGCTAAGCGTCCTTTCTTACACGTACGTTACAGAGCTTCACAAACTGAAGACAGACGTTACAAGACTTGGATTACAGGTTCAGCAGGTGGCGCAGCTACTTCTGACTTGGATGCAATGGAAGTTAACTTCTTGTCTGAGAGAGCTGTATGTACTTTAGGTGCAAACAACTTCTTCTTATTCCAAGAGTAGTAGATTATAAAAGGAGTCTGTTCGAACAGACTCCTTTTACTTTTTTTAAATTCAAATTAAATTCAAATGAAAAAAACAGTAGAGTACGTAGATAAGCAGTACAAGCTATTAGGTGAAGATGCACCTTTATCGTTTATGCTTGCTTCAAGAAATTCAAGAAGATTCCCATTACTATGGTTTGATGAGGAGAAGGGTGAGCAAAGAGCACTTCGATACGCAAGAAACCAACAGAGTCCATTCGAGGACGAGCAAGATGGCAACGCAATACTAGAGCCAATTGTATTTGAGGATGGGTTTTTAACGGTTCCAAAATCAAACCAATCATTACAGAAGTTTTTAGAATTACATCCCGCAAAGGGTGTTAAGTATTCTTTAGTTGATAAGACAAAAGAAGCTACTGAGATTTTAGAGGACTTAAACTTAGAGGCTGACGCATTGATTGCAGCTCGTGAGTTAAACATAGACCAAATAGAAGCGGTTACTCGTGTAGCTTTTGGTACTGACCCTAGCACAATTACATCATCTGAACTTCGTAGAGATATTTTATTATTTGCTAAGCAAAATCCTATGGCGTTTTTAGAGGTTGTAAACGATTCATCTTTACAGGTTGACTCAATGATACAATCATTCTTTGATAAAGGCTTATTAGCTTTTAGAAAGAATAAGAAAGAGGTATTCTTTAACACTCCTACTAATAAGAAGCGTATGCTTGTTGTTCCGTACGGAGAAGACCCACTGTATGTGGTTTCTTCATACCTTCAGAGCGATGATGGTTTAGAGGTTCTAGAGTTTCTCGAAAAAGTCGCAGAGACTAAGTAGTAAAAATGGAGGCAGAAATGCTTCCTTTTTTTTGCTATCTTTGTTTCATTATTAATCATCTAATTTTTTAAACGATGGAAAAATATTTAAAAATTTCTACATCTTCAAGACCTGCGGCGAATCCTTATCAGTTAGTGTCTTGCTCGAATGTAGCTCACGTATACTCTGCAAGTGCAACAGCAACTTCAACTAGAGTAGATTACACTGATGGTACTACTGCTACAATAGCTCACGCTGCAGCAGTCGGGTTTGATGTAAGGGATGCTATCTCTGACGCTATTATAGCGGCAAGACAAACCTCTTGGACTCAAATAGAATACTTAGTAGATATGCCAAAAGTGGCAACAGGAATAACCTTAGCATAACTTAAGAAAATGGAAAAATTTATAAAACTAGCCGTGACAGGTTCAGGGACGCAGACATTAAGTTTGTCTAATGTAAAAATGATTATTGGTAACGGAACTACAAGTACAATTGTTCATTATCTTGGGGGAGCAAAAGCTACCTTAACTAATGCTTCTGATACTAGTTTTACTTTAGAGAATCAATTACAGAATACTATGACAGCTTTATATGAAAAGTCGTGGACTAGTAATCAAGATACTATTACACCTGTTGTAGCAGTGTCGGCAATCGCAGTAACATAAGATTATGGCAAAGTATTTAGGGATACCCTTGAAACTAACAGGTGGAACAACAGTGACTCCAACCTACGGTAATGTAGACTTGATAACTGATGGAGATTTTCCAACAGGCTCTACTGCTTGGACAAAAGAAGGTACGTGGACTATTAGTGGTAATGTTGCTAATAGAACAGCTCAAAATTCAGATTTTGAAATATTACAAGCTTTTACTTCTAACAACACTAAAACTTGGCTTGTATCATTTGAGCTTAAAACTAGAACAGCAGGTGGTGTTGGAGTAAGATTAAACGGAGGCACTGTTGCAACATATTATACTACACCCGCTGTTTATACTGAGGTTTTAACCGGAGGAGGTACAGCAACACATTTAATTATTCAAGCAAACGGCACGTTTGCAGGTACAGTAGATAATGTATCTGTAACAGAGGTATCACTAGGTAATTACCTTCAAGTAGTTGGTGGTGACTTTTTGACGACTTGTAAGGTTGGGGACTTAGTATTTAATACTACAGATAAAACTGAGGCGGTTATTGTGCAAGTTCTTGATAATAATACATTGTTACTATCTAATGATAGCCTTTCAACTGCAGGAGATGTATTCTCTATATTTGCAAGTAACGGCGATACAAGAGGTAATCAGATTCTTAAGATAGATAACTACATTATTTCTGAGTATGACGAGGCGACAAGTGCAGCTAATGCATCATCATTTTGGTTTGCTGCAGGCCCTCAAGCCGACAAGGTTACTCTAACACAGCTTAACAACGCAGTAAATACATACTTTGTGGCTGACGTGATTGAGAGGTTTGTTCAGAGATTGAACGCTCAGTCAGCAACAGCTAGTAGGTTAGATATTCCGCTTGATGAGTTTAGAGACCATAAATATAATCAGGTGTTGACAACAACAGCTATAACACTTTCATAAGATGGCAAATTTTTTAAAACTAAATAAATCATACTTGGGACCTGAGGTCCTAAGTAATGGTTCTTTTAATGGGTATGGCCCTGAAAAAGTAACAAACGGTGATTTTGCTACTAATATAGACGGGTGGACTGCAAAAGACTCTAGTATAGCTTACGACAACGGAAAGTTAAAAGTAACGAGTCCTGTAAATCAATCCGCCGGAGCTTTTCAAAACATTGGTTTAGTTGTGGGTGGGCAGTATGAAGTGACTATTACTATGCAAATTGATCGTGACTGGGAAAC